CTCCGGAGAGCGCGCTACCCGGCCCCCCTGACCACTAAGTGATCAGGTTTCCCGGACGCGTAAGCTGAAAGTGCTCTCAAATACTTGTACCATGTTCAATGATATCATTATCAGGACTATGAGTCTCAAGGAACAGAGGGTGTCTGGATAGCTTCCGTGTCCCCATCAAGTGTGTCAAACTCAACGGGTATGAGTTTAGTTGGGTGATCCCTAACCTTCAGCCATAAGCTGGGCATGCAGATCCATCATCAATTGATGATCGGAGCGACCATGTCGCCAATCCGATACATCTTTCTCCAATGGAGCGACAGGCTCAACCTTCTGGTCAGAAGGCGTTGGACAGATTAATACTTTATTCACCTTCTTCCACATTCTTAACGTCTTAGGTACCCGTACCCGCGGACCTCTTTGCTGTACAGCATCGAGACTACGGAGTACGTTCACCTTCGTCGGTAAGCGTGCGGCTAAGGCTTCAATCGTATCAAGGGCCTGGAACATAGAGAGAATGAAGAGTTCCTCTCCGGCTCCCACCGTTTCTATTGGGGATGATTCTAAGACTCTATGTCTTATTGCATCGAACTCGTTGACGGTATCAACCATAGGTGCGCGGTAAGCGTCGACCACCGTATCCTGGTACCAGTCCCACAGACCGTCCACGTCGCCATAGGCCGGGTCTAAGTGGAAGCCTCGAAAGGCCTCGAACAAAGACTTACGGATTTTGACAAGGTTTACGGCAGCGATTCTAGACCGAACAGACTCGATAATCGGCGCTCCCCAGGAAGGGTGAGTTGGCCGCACTTGACAGAATCTGTCTTGTTTGTACCAGTCCCACACGTTCCGTGCAGCCCATTTAGATATGGCGCCGGGGCGAGTCAATAACAATACTATCGAGCGGGCTCTTCGGCTAAGATCTGACAGACGGCTGGTTGCCGCCCGAGATGAAGCCTTGAAGCCCAACCCCATGCTCCGAAGTACAAGGAATAACGATGGCAAGCGTCCCGTACGGTCCTCGGCGGCCTTTACGACCTCCGGAACCCCCGTCACCCCAAGCCAGCCGCACGCGATCCCCACTAAAGGTAAAGGAGTTACCTCCTCACCCTTGTAGAAAAAACGCTTGGCGAACTCAAGAGACAGGT